CTTAGCTGCACCTGCGCCATACAAGAAGGCATAGATAAATGTCTTGGCGTTGTCTCGTGTCGGCAACCCTGCCGCCTTCTGGTTTGCGGTATGCACATCGCCATCGACAACCTCACGTGTGAAGTCGCTATCGTTCATGTAATGTGCCAGCATACGAAGCTCTAGCCCTGACGCATCACAACCAAGAAGTACACTATTGCCAATGCTATCAGCGTGGGTTCTAGTAGTCCAGACATCTCTACATTCCTTTCCATATGGTGAGTAGACAGCAGGTATCTGCGCCATGTTAGGCGAAGTGTGTGTCATACGACCAGTGATTGTGCCTAGTGTCCATACCTTACCATGCACACGGCCATCATCTCCAACTGCTTCTATCCAAGATTTAATTTGTGAGACACGCTTCTCTAAAAGAAGATAGCGTGCAACCATCTGTGCTTCGGGTATGTCAACCTTCGACAGCACATCCTCTGATACAATGGCTTGACCTTTTTCTGTATAGGCATGAGGCTTCCAGCCCAACTCCGATAGACGCTCTGCAATCTGCTTGCGTGATGCAGGATTAAACACAGTCACCTTGTCCTTCAACCGCTTGCCAGTCTTTTCAGACACACGAATCTCAACAATAGGCGGGAACTTATGCTGTAGCTGTCCCTTGATTTGTGTTGCTTCGTCCGACAGCCTGGCCATTAGCTGCATTGAAGCGGGTACATTCAGTGCAAATCCATTACGCTCTTGCTTGTCTACGATTGCACGCACTTGATGCTCAAGGCGTATGCTGCGTGGTGAGAACCGCCTCATCTCTGGCACGAGTAGGTTATACACACGCTCCGTAATCTCTACATCACGTATGCAATACTTCAACATCTTATCTGAATACCCTGACCAATCGTTAAATTCTATCTTGTTATATCCCAAAGACTTACCCCATGCTTCAAGCGAGTGACCGCCTTCACGCACGGGGTTAGCCATCTGCGACAGGATAAGTGTATCACGTATCTTGTCTAGGGGTATGTTGATATTGAGTAGGCCTTTCAGAACGGGAGCATCAAAAGACACGCCATTGTGAAACACCAGAATGTCAGCCGACTCCAGGAGTTGCTTACAATTCTCAATAGTCTTGGGTGTAAATGTATAAGTTCTCTTTTCATCTAAGTCTCGTGCTACTACGCAGTAGATTTCTTTGGCATCAAGGCCATCTGTTTCAATGTCTACTGCTAATCGTTTCATAGTTCAATCAACTCTGCTTTCTCGTATGGTATGTGGAAGAAGTGTTCACCCCTCACAATGTTACGTCCTTGTGCCTCACGCACCTCTGACTCTGCAACTACGTTGTCTTTGATTCGCCATGCCGCCTTCATGTCAGGTCGTATGATATAGAAGTTGAAGAAGGCATTGTCAATGTCCAGTGATTGAACCTTGTTGATAAGCTTGTGCTTACGATATGGTAAGCGTATCTCTTTCCAATTCGGATTCCAATCTCCTTTCCATCCATACTTTATCTCAACCTCGCTGAAGTAGCGATTATAACCCTTCTTTGACTTGATGTCAACAGAAAAATCTTCTTTGGTATCAATAATCTCATGACCATTAGATACCAGATAGTCAATGATAACGTCTTTAGCTGGACGGTCAGCGTGTTCGTATCTTTGGCGACTGAACGGGATGTTTACTGCGCCGTGTATTGGTTTAAGCTGCTTCATAGATAATCTCCTGCCTCTACTGTGTCAAAGTCTTCGGCGTTAGGGTCGTCAATCTCCTGCATACGACCAGACTCACGGTCATATAGCAGGTAGGTAGCGATGCCTGTCTCACCTGCATATCGGTTCTTTAGGACACGAATGGTGGTGGTGTTGGCTGACACAGGGTCGGATGCCTGTTGGTCACGCTCCATTGCAATCACTGCGTCACTGATTTGTGCGATACTGTGTGAGCCACGTAGCATGGACAGACTAATCTGCGCTCCCTGCTCCTGCCCCTTGTCACCTGATGCACGGCGCAAGTGTGATACCAGCAACATACAACACTGTGTCTCCTCGACCAGTGAGCGTAGCTGGGTCATCATCTTGTCGATGTTGCGCCGCTCGTCCTCACCTTCCAAGCCCGATACAAGTATCGACAGGTGGTCGATGATGATGTAGCGGCAGTCAAGTGCCTTGACCATGTAACGTACACGTGCCAGGATTTCGTCTGTCTGTATCGAACCGAAGTGGTCGAAGGCGAACACACGCCCCGTGCCTACAGTCGCTTCCTCGTATTGTGTAAGCTGCTCCTGCGGCACTTGCTCACGAACCTCCTTGATATACAGACGCTTGCTTGCTTCGACTGACATCAGGTGGAAGATAGTCTGCTTGACGTTCTCCTCAAGGCTGATGATGCCGATGTTGCTGTCGGTGTTGTTGAGTAGATGATGCTCAAGCTCACGCATGATGCTAGACTTACCTGCACCAGTGCCTGCTGTGAACGTGATAAGCTCACCTGTTCGCATACCATACAGCAACTCATTCATGCCCTTGTATGGGTAGTCTACCGACTGCTTGTCATCGTCGTCATACAGACCATCGAAGCTTTTCAGATTGACGATACCTGCTGGAGTGTAGGGTGCTGCGTCCCACCACCGCTTGATAAACTCTTCGGTCTTGCCGTTCTTTAGATACTCATTGGCATCCTTTGCTTTCAGCTTGACGATGCGGCACTTGTTAGGCTCGAAGATTGAGGCAACCTTTGCGGCTGCTGCGTTGCCGTGTTCGTCATTGTCGAAGCACACAACGATGTTGTCAAACTTGTTAAGCCACTCGAACTGTGCCTTCACATCCTTGACCGCAGACTGTGCGCCGTTACGGACGGATACGACAGGCCACTTGCAGCCCATCATCTGATAGGCAGAGACAGCATCCAACTCACCTTCAGTGATTGTGATATACTTACCGCCATCACGGAACTGATGCTGCCCAAACAACCCTGCTTGAGGGAGTCGGCCTTCGGCGTGAAAGTCTTTGGTCTTGACATGACGAACCTTGTTCGCTACATGTTGTCCATTGACATCATGGTATGGGTATATCTGCTTGTCACCTGCGACAGTGATGCCGTATGCCTTCGCCGCTTGAAGCGAGATGCCACGGTCTTCGATGGCAGAGAACTGCCCCTGGCTCAATGGTGTATTCATTGTGTGAACCTTTCGTTCTGTGACGCTGACAAGATTGTCAGAGCCTGATGCTGCGGTGTATGTCTCGCATACAAAGCAGTAGCTTGACCCGTTGTCATACAACACATTGCCATCGGACGAGCCACACTTACCGCATTCACCACGGCTGACTACGTTTGCTTTTTCTGTATTCATCTATTTGCCTTCCTCTACATAGTAGATACCAAACTCTTTGCCCTTGTCAAACAAAAACAATTTGTCATTCACCAACTCTGTTGTCAAGCCCATACCTGTGGCAAGTAATTCACGATGGCGAAAGAACTCTTCCTTATCCCTCACTTCTTCCATGAAGGCAGGGGAAAAGCCTGTTGATTTATACATCATTCGAAACATTTTGAACCTCTTTCATTGCTTCAGTTAGCGTTATCTTTCGAGAACTATTGTTCTGCATAGTGATTGCACGGCGGCGGATACTACGCAGCTTCTGTTTCTTAGTCTGTCGTTTCATTCGTCATTGTCCTTTCGTGTCAGTTCCATTGGGTGAAACCTACTCCATGCTCTTTCAAGTGTCAAGCGTTTTTTTTCGTGCCACTCTGGTGTCTGCCGTTTCTCTTGCTTGAGGCGGTGAACCAAGTCACGATGTCGCTTTAATTGTTTGTCGTCCATTAACCTTCTCCTCTGTGTAGGTAGGCCAGGGTGAGGTAGGTGTTATCCTCTGCCTTCCACGGCTGGTGTCCATAGAAGTAGCCTGCTCGCATCTTTCTTTGCATGCGGTCAATCCATTTGAACGCCTCGTTTTCTTCGTGGAAGAGGCGGCCATGAAAGTCTGGCTTTTTCTTTAGCTTTCGTATCGGTGTCGGCTTCACTGGTCAAACTCCATGTCGGCTGCGTCCAATGCAAACTCTACACTATCTGAATATATTTCAGTGGACTCTTCCCGTGCCAACTTTTTGGCTTCCTTCTGGCTGTATCCTTCTTCAATATACTGGTGATACAACTCTCTAAAGAGTTGCTTGCGGTCTTTTTCCCATAGGTTACTTGTCATCTTAATCCCACCTGTAAAAAATATGACTGTCAATCTTAACAATCTTCGTGTGATGTGCCGCCCATGTGGGGAACACGTAGTCGGCGTGATAGTGTGTAGCACCCTCAAGGAACGTGCCTGTCCACCCCTCCAACACCATAGCTGCAATCTCTTGCGACTCTTCAAAGGCTTTGTTGTTGAACGGCACATCAGCCAGCCCATCACAATACCAGCTAAAGTGGCATCGGTCTTTGACTGGATAGCGTGCGCCATCTTTAGTTGTGTAGTGCTTGCCATGTGTAATAACTTCACACACTGTGTTTGGAAAGCGTGCATCGTCAACACGATTCATCACCACCTGCCCGACTGCAATCTGTCCAATGACAGACTCGTTGCGTGCCTCGTGATAGATGTTGATTGCCATACACATCAGTGCATTAGCGAACAATGTTTCAATCATTCCAAATCCTTTCATGCTCCCACTCACGGCCAAGCCTGTCATTCTTGTTCGAACGTATGTGCTTCACCTTCTCGTAAGCATATGATTTATCACCAGTTTTTACCTTACGCCATGGGCTGAGAATGTTATCCTCATACCACGGGCGAAACATTTTCGTGTGTTTATTCGTCATCGTTGTTTACCACCAGTTCTAGTTTGCGTTTCGGTTCTTCTTTGTGAACCATGTCAATTACATTGATTGTGTCAGGCATAAACTCTACGTCCAATACCTGTTCGTCTACCTGTAGGTCACGCACCATCACATACTCAAGCCACTCGACGGGCATAGGGTCTTCACCTAGCATGAGCCACCACGGCTGCTGTCCTGCATCTTCTACGTCTGTGTCAATCACAAACGATACCTCATATCTAGCCACGGGCTATCCTTTCATAAAATTATATACATTGATTGTTGTGTTAAGCCACACACCAACCAGAATTCCGATTTCAATATACGATATTGATAGTGGTATGTCAAGCATTAGTTTTCATACCCCCTTCCGCCATACAACATGTGAAGCATAGCTTTTTCTGCCATTGCTTGCATCACTTGTTCTTCTTCCTTCGACACACCAAGTTGCTCCAACAATTCGTTGTCTGACAGGGTGTCAATATCAAAGTCATCGTCATCTTCAAGCGGAAGCACAGTCATAAACGGCTCAACATGAGTTCCTTCTGGGCAGAACTCTACTATATCTAGTATATCCTGTAGGCTGGACACACAATCAGTAGAGTCACCATCATCGGTGCTGCCAAGCACAAGGCCACGGCCAGCCAGGGGCTGCGGATAGCCTTTTAGCTTGAAGTATCGTTGGTCTTGGACATACAAGCCCTCGTCATCTACATAAATGGTGTCTGCCATTTCCGTGTAGACTGTTGTAAATAGGTCACACCCTAGCATGGCTGAGATATCCTTGTAGTCACCCGAATACTCGACCACCTCAATGGTCTGGGTGTGGGGGTCAATCAATATTGCTTGCATCATTTGTCAAATCCTTTAAGTTTTACTGTGTCAGAAACTACGTCATATATCTTGAAGTCCCCGCCGTTCTTACACTCTATGTAAGCACCTTGTTCGGCAAGGTGGTGGGCATACTCCCACTCGTCCATGCCTGCGGGGATTTCGTCTTCGTCAAACTCAACCTCATAAGCCACGCTCATTTCGGCTAGTGCTGTGTATCTTTTCTTACGCATCTTGCAACTCCTCGTCATCTTTGATGTAAGAACATTCCCAATCTTTGGCTGCGTCCCAACCAATAGCATCTTGCAGAAGGTCAAATGCTTGCTCCTCTGCTTCGCCTTCGTCTTCCGCATTTACTTCGTATTCGTAATACGTGTCACTAATAGGCTGTAAAAATACTGTGTATTTCTTAGGCATCTGTCAAATCCTTTATCATGTTGTCCCATTTGTTGCCTTCTTCTTCCCTCTCACGCTGCCAATCCAGCCAGTCGCTCTCAACCCAGGGGAAGGCATCAAGCACATCATCAGGGATATATGTAGACGGGGCTGCATCGGTGTAGGTTTCCCAGCACTGGTCAAAGTGAGACTCACCATCACCTTTGGTGTGTCCAATAAAACAGCAGCCGCCTTCTTCGTAATACAGGTCAAAGGTGTAGCCATGATTGAGCATACCTGTTACGAGTGCCTCAATGGGCGGCGACCATGCAGACATGAAGGACAACTCCAGCGTGTCACCATCGAGAGATGCATGGTTTACATCGTAGATGTCCCACTTCGTTCCCCAGTTTCTAACGCACCAGTCGTAGTCCCATTCGTAGCCAATGTCGCCAGTGAACGGCACTAGCTTTTCGAGGAAGCTATGCATGTTTCCTTCGGCACTGGTTATGTCATTCATAAGGTTACGAAGTAACCCTGCGTTGTCTGATTTAATTGTTAATGTGTTGTTACAATGATTAGGCATTTGCCTTCTCCTTCAAAATATAATTGCCAGTATAACTGACACAACTATTAGTGTCAATAGAGTGACGGGGTTTAACATCAAGAGCATCAAGCCCTGCATGATTGCTTCCCACATAGTCATAGCGAGAAACACAAGAAACAAGATACCCAATAGGGTTGCAAGGATTGTAAGCATTAGTCTTCGTCACCATGCTGCCACCAGCCACAGGCATACAAAGCTTCACGGGCTTCTTCTTGCGCCGCTTTGATAGTGCTACCAGTTGCCGGATACTTCACATGGTCATGCTCATATGCAGCCAAGTGTAAGTCCATGAGTGCCTCGCAGGACACCATCACCATTTGTTTATTAGACATCGGCAAACTCCTTCATGCCATATGGGGTTTTGTGACACCACTTGCCACGCATTGCACGGACTTCGGGTATATCGTCTATCAGTATGTTACGGACATACCACACCGCCAGACCTGTTTGGTCTGATAATTCTGCGACCATCGCATCGGTTACATGCTGCTCATAGTCATCGCCATAGTAAATCTCAAGGTCACGTTCAGCAAAGCTGTCATGGCCTGTCAATTCTACCAGCGCATCAAACACATCATGCACATCATATTCATCGTGGTGATACATTATCTGTTATCCTTTATGTAAACATATTCTTTGGCAAATTGTAGCAACTCAAGCACATCATGGGCATCTACGAAACGCACAACCTCATCGTCGTATTCTTCACCTACCCAGTTTACGCACCACTCGCCACAGTGAACGAAGCCTTTGTCCACGCCATCACGCTTATATAGAAGTGCTACTTCTGCAAAGCCTTTCTTGTCCACTTCTTGCGAGATTGAGAAAGTGTATTGGTCATCTAAGCGTAGCTTTACGTTGGTTGCAATATCCATATCATACTCCATTGTCAAAAACTGATAGGCAGTTTTAACACATGCCTAGGTGCTTGTCAAGCCTTATACGGCTGGGAAATTCCAGAACAAACGGCCACCATCACGGCGTTCAAGATACAAGCTACGCTTGCCAATATGTAGGCCATAAGTCGTCTCGCCCCGTGTGAAGCCATAGCGGCTCATTACGCTGCGTTTACGATACAGGCCATCACGACTTCCGAAACGGAAGCGAAAACCTTGTGTGCCATCATTCAATGCTTTACCAATTTTAACCATGTTAAATCTCCATATGTAGTGGTTAAGTTATCGGGCTGTTTATCGACAAACCCAAGTCGTCTTTCTAATCTGTATTGTGTTTTATATAACCTTTCACAAGTATCAAGGTTATTAAAACCCATATACATATTAGTGTTAGGCTGCGACACCATCGACAACAAAGCCAGTGGCATCTTTCTTGGCATCGCCTTTTGCATACAAGGCCACGATGCTGCGTGGCGTGTCCAGGAAGCGCAAGTCGTCTTTGTCACCATCAATCACTGTAGAGCCAGCAAAGCTGGTAGGGATAGTGTTCTTGTCACGGAAGACCACGGCTACGCTTACGCCTGTTAGCTTGTGAGCATTCAGGATAGCTTCTGCATAGTCAGCATTAGCTTCGCTATATGACAAGGTAAGGTGATAGTTGCTAGGCAAATCTTTGTAAGCCCTAAGATACAGCTTGCTGTAGTCATAGAATTGAACCATATGAAACTCTGTTTCCATGTCGATGTATTTTTCCCACATGATGTCGCTAGTGCCGTTCAGTCTTACGACTGGCTGAATACCACGCTTGGCGCAATACTTGGCAAACTTGGCAATGTCCTGCTTTAGCAGATTGATAAAACCTTGTCGGTCATCACGCCATAGCATGGTCTTGCGAAGTCGCCCAGCTTGGACACTGCTCATACGGCCACGGCCAGCAGTGTATAGGCAAGCTGCTTTGCAGCCAGCTACCTCTGCCATAGCACAAACATTCACGCCCTCTAGGTTATCGGCTGGGGCAAGATACAGAATAGCAGTAAGATATTCTGACCCGTCACCTTTGACAGTTTTGGCATTATTGCCAACAGATAATAGTTTATAATTAGACATAATTATGCTCCAATGCCAAGATAGAATTTAGGGTCTGCTTTGCAGAATTGCTTCGCAAGTGATACGCTTTTGTAATATCTCCGATATTCTGGGTTTACCCCAGATAATGCAAGCCATTTACCTTTGGTAAACTCTAGCGTGCCGATGGCTTTGCCATCATGATAGATGATACGGAAGCCTTTTGAATGTTTTTTGAATTGTAAATTCATAGCAATATCCTTTCTTGCTTTGCCTTTAGGCAGAATAGTCTAGGTCTTGTGCTTCGTCAAGTGCCATTTCATGGTCAGTCCACACAGACACCATGACACCTTCACGGGTGTCTTCGACACCATAGGCCGCTTCGCCATAAACATCAGACAGGTCAACTACTTTGTAGATATATGTTCGCATTTCAAACTCCATTGGTTGCAAAAACAATTACTTTGTAAGGGCATTTGAAACCCTTGTCAACACTTTTTTTAATCCGTAGGATTACTTACAGTCATCATCACCATGCCGCTAACACACAAGCCCAATGCAAGCACTGGCAAGAGCAGCGTAGCGAGTGGTGGGAAATCTATCTGCGCCACTACGATAATCACGGCGAAGATAGCTAGGCTAAAGCCTAATAAGCAATTCATCAATCCATTCCAAAACATCATCAAACCTTTCATCAAATGTATCAAGTGTTTTATATATTCCTTCACCCTAAAGGGGGAATATTAAAACACGTAGATACATGTTGTGTATACACACGGGTAGTTATTTCCGTAAGCATATCATACACTTAGGGGTGGGGGTAGTCTATCTCGCAAGCATGGGGGAGGTCTGTGGTGTGGCATATCGAAAGCATCATCTGTTAAAATCTGCTAAAATCTACTCAAATCCTGCTAAATTCTGCTAAATCTTGTGGTATTTCTGCAACACTTTAGTGTTATCTATAAATTTTTTGCTTGACAAAGGATTCTTTCCTAGAAAGCACCGATTCCTACACGGATACGCATAGACACCCACCCACAAAAACGTGCCTGCATGTATATATATAATATACCCCTGGAATATACTGACCAAAATTACAAGGATACTTCATCAAGCATAAAAAAACCCCCTACAAGCGGGGGCTTCTGGAGTTGGCAGTTGTATTGTGGTAAGATGTTTTACTTGTGTAGTGGTTGTGTCCGAAGTATAATAGCTGTAGTTGTCCAGAACTACTTAGCGGGGGCATACATAAATCTATATAGACTATCCTTTGTTGGTTTTACCTACTGCCTATATATTTACCTCCGAACTTTAAAGT